GAAGTATGAACTTGGTATCCATTGTGAATAATAACAAATTTATTTCCACAAGGAACTGCTGCCCATTCACCAGTTTTAGACACGTAACCGTTAGGACTTCCTGGGGTAGGATTCAGGAGAGTTTCATTTTGAATATTATTCATCAGAATTTAGCATTAACGCCAATCACTTTTGCCTTGGGGTTACGTGCAAGAGCAGTTTCTCTGGCATCATTAAAATTTGCTGCTTGAACTTCTTCGTTAAACACTTTGCCAGCAACGTAGAGTTGAACAACGTACTTCATTTGAAAGACTCCTTTGTAATTGAATAATTGAATGAAAATCAGCGGCGGATAGTACTTACGGCAACCTCACCTTGCTTGAAGATGATGTCAACTACGTTCTGTACTGCCCGTGCGGTGTTCGTAGATGCCTTGTCAAAGGTGGGGCAGATTACCAGTCCATAGGATTTGGTATATGCCTCCAGATTGCCCGCCTGGAGGGCACCAGAGCGGATGTTAGCAGCATCCTGGGGGTGTAGGCGCAGAGTACGCCCAACCGTTTGTCCGATGCCCACAACATCCATAGAGCGCATGAATACAACTGCCTCTAGAGCAGAAATGTTAATGCCTTCCGCAAGAATGCTGTGATGTAGAACCACAAACTTCTTATCGGCATCCTTACCCCACCGATTGAGAGTGTCAAAAAACACCTCACGGTTCACAATCTTACCATCAATAAAGGCACCGTGCTTGGAAGTGATGTGCATCACAGAATAACCCTGTTCTGCCAGTTGATCTGCAAAATCAGTTCCAGAAAGCAAATCAACGATGTGTTTGGTTGCCTTGGCACAGATCAGGATCTTATTGACAGGATGATCTGCAATCGTTTGTAGAAGGTACTCACAATCACGTTGAGCAATATCCTCACCCTTGATGGAGAGGCGCATCTCCTTCATCATAACCTTGGGAGGAATGATGTAACCACCCTGGACAAGATCAGGAGCAGGAACCTTGGCAATAATCTGACCATAAACATCAGTATCGTTCATGCCAGGTTTGCCAACCACAGAAGAATACTTGGGAGTTGCAGTAAAGAAATAGCAACGCTTTGCTTCTGCAGCAAAGTATTCTGTGGCAGGAAAGAAGTTACGTTTGATGGAGTTGTGTGCCTCATCAAAGTAGATGGTGTCCACGGCAATACCTGCACGTTGCAGTTGCTGCAGAGAGTTGTAAGTGGTGAAGATCAGTTTGTGACCTTCCACTTGCTCACACCAGGCACGGATAATGTTAGGGCGAGTGCTGCGGAAGTGATGTGTTTCACCCGTATGAACGTGCATCACATGAGCATTCGTGATGAACTCAAGGTACTCCGAAGACAGTTGCTCTGCCAGCAGAATGCGAGGAGCAACCACCACGATGGTTTGAGCAGTATCAGAAAGGAACTGCTCAATCGCATCAAAAATACCAACGTTGGTTTTACCACCGCCAGTAGGGAAAACACAGATGCCCTTGGCAACCTGCCGAAGAGCATCAAGAGCAATTTGTTGATGGGGGCGAAGTTGGAACAAGATCTCCGTTGCGTATGGGACTATTATAGCAGAAAGGGGTCCCCGAAGAAACCCCATGTGCCACTAGAAGAACTGTTCCAACCCCACTGGTTCCCCAAAGGAATAATCGTATGTGAGAGCATCATGGCACACATAATGAGGATGGTCAATAGGCACTCCTACCCGTTCACAAAGCTCCTTATGATTATCTTCCATCATCTCCACAGCATAAAGCATATGATCTAGAACGTGTTTTTCGTCATGATATTGACATAAACGATTCTTTAATCCAACTATAAAGTTTCCAGACCCTGCAGAATTGTCAATAAACGTACTGGTAGGATCTTGAAGTAATTCTAAAGGAATATCATCGATCATAGACTCCACAAGTTCTTGTGGAGTAAAAACTTCTTGTGTTTCTTTAATTCTCTCATCAGATCTTTCAATATTAGATCCAGATTCAAGATTGTGTTTATTCTTTTTCATTTAAACATTTAATATAAGTTGAGATTAAATCATTTTTTCCGAAGTGATATCTTCCATTACATTGAGTTGCAACTTCTCTAAACGCAGGTGCAAACTCAACAAGGTTTTGTATCACTTCTGGAGATCTTACTTTAAGAAAATGATGTCCTTTGGCATAATGTGTGAAATTTTCAGTTTTAACTCTACCACTGGGTCCACAACCGTACTCACCCACAAATACGTCTGCCTCAAATCTTCTTTCATAAGGAAGGAATTCAAAATCTGGATGAGTTTTAAGTAGTTGTATTTTATCTCGTAAAGTTTTTTTAACCTCCCATTTCTGATAAACTGCACTTATACCATTAGGAAATGTGGATGCATCAAGATCTTTATCCACCACGCAGTGAAGATGTTCTTTAATCTTATTTAAAGAAGAAGGTTTGCGTACCGAAGTTGGTAACACAAACCTTATATCATCTGTAATCTCTGCGGTCTTATTCAGGAATTTTATAGCAAGATTACCTCCAACACCATATGGAGGATTACCAATAGCTAAGCTAAATCTCATAACTTATCTTCAACCCTAACAAAGGTATTCTAGTGGGATTTGGAGATTGTGTCAAGGGGTGAGAGTTAATGTAACTGAACCAACACCAGGTACATTAAGAATAAGATTTAATCCAGATACTGTTATTTGTACCGGAGATTGACCTATTACGCTAGTAAATCCACCAGTAGAGGTAACTATTCCAGATGTATTGAGTGATGTGGTACCGGAAATTTCTCCACTTGTAATATTAAAACCACTTATATTAGATAATGTTGACCCATCGCCAGAAAATCTAGTTGCGGTTATAATACCTGAGGTATTAATATTTTGAGATCCAGAAAGATGACCAGAAGAAATATTCGAAGCATTTAAATTAGTTAATGTTGATCCGTTGCCAGAAAATCTAGTTGCGGTTATAATACCTGAGGTATTAATATTTTGAGATCCTTCAATAGATCCTGAAGAGATGTTAAATGGATTTAAATTAGTTATTGTTGATCCATCACCAGCAAATCTAGTTGCGGTTATAATTCCAGTTATATTAATATTTCTTGTTCCAGAAATAGTTCCAGAAGAAAGATTAGATACATTTAAATTAGTTATTGTTGATCCATCACCAGCAAATCTAGTTGCGGTAACAACACCCGCAGTAAATACATCACCTCTAGGATTAATTCCTATTCCCCCATCTACATAAATTGGTTCTCTACCAATTTGGAAAGAATATGTTGGGGATAGTGTATTAATTCCTACTCTTCCATTAAATATTGCATTATTCGTTACTGTGAGTGTAGATGGTGTGATGCTTCCTGATAAGTATACATTTCCTCCAAAATAAGAATCTCCAGTTACTGTTGAAGTTCCAACAACATGAAGTGTATTTGATGGATTAGTTACCCCTAGTCCCAATCTTCCACCATATGTTAATGTCATTAAGTTGGATAAAGATTGACCATACAACCAATTAAAAGAACCTGTAGAAATTCCTGGATTGCCAAGATGCAGATAATAGTTTAAATTACCAGTAGAACTGTTAATTAAATCTAACGAATTTTGTGTACTAAATGCATAAGAAATGTCTGTGTTTCCATATTGAAGTATTCCATTATTCCCAAATGATGTTACACTTCTTCCTAGAATTAATCTAGAAATATTAGAACCATCACTCGTTAATTGAATAGATGTAGTTCCATTTTTTCTTAAATGTAGATCTGATGATGGATTAGTCGTTCCTATACCAATTTTTTCTTGAGAATATAATAATGTAGTAACTGTTGAGATTGATACATTTGAAAATGTACTATTAACAGAGTTGACACTTATATTTGCAGTTGTGGTAACGGAATTTGCAGTATTTGCTATTCCAGATAAATTTCCAGAAAAAGTGGGTGCAGTAATTGTTCCAGATAAATTAATACTTGATGGTAATCTAGAATTATTTAAAGTACCAGATGAAATATTTGATGCATTTATTAGGGTTAAATCCGAACCAAAACCAACAAAACTTCTAGCAGTAATAATACCTGTAGATAAAATATTACCTCTTCTATCAATTCCTACACCGTCAGTAAATCCAAATATATTATTATTTCCACCAATTTGAAGAGCAAATCTAGGATCATTTGTTGCAATACCAACATTACCCTGAGAATAAATGCTAGTAAATCCTAGACCAACATCAACATCTAACCATTGAGAAGTTGGCAAATTAAGAAGTTTTCCACCATCACCATAATATGTTACGATTCCAGAGGTAGATGTTATAATTCCAGAAGTAAATGATGTTATACCAACATTTAATCTATTAAATGAACCACTTTGATTTTGTACGGAAGTTCCAGAAATACTATTAACAGTAAGAGTCCCTGAAATAAAAGCATTACCCCTAACGTCTAAAAATTCAGTTGGAACTGATGTTCCTATTCCAACCAATCCATTAGAATTTACTATAAAATTATCATCATCTACTTGGACGCCATTTCTGAAATTAAATGACCTTCTATAACTTGCCATCTTAATTGATTTTATAGTTATTTATTTTATAAAGATCACACTAATCTCATTATGTAGAATAACGCAAAATAAGGAGGAAGATTTAAGTTAGTTCCACTAACACCAGTCGCATCAACTGTATGTGTATGTCCACCAACTCCAGTAACAGAACCACCATGTCCGTGAGCACCACCAGAAACACTAACACTATGTGAATGTGAACCACTATCAGGTATAGTTACTGGATGACTATGTGGTGCATTATCTGCATTGATAGTTAATGGGTGAGTATGAGATCCATTACTATTTGTTCTATCCCCATTAGCACCTCGGTTATTGCTAGATTCACCAGGTTGTGATGGACCATCATTAGTATTAGTTCTAGTATATCCGTGATCATGTCCCCCAGCACTATTAGCAGTTCCTCCATGAGAGTGTGGAGCATTAGAAGCATTTGCTGTTCCACTATGGGAGTGAGATCCTCCACTAGCACTACCACTTAAAGATAATGAAGGACTTTCATTAATGGTAACACCATGAACGTGTCCTCCATCACCACTTAATGTATGGAAGTGATCAATAACAACTGAATCTTTTGATCCACCAGATCTCTTTAATGTTCCTTCTACTGATGTTCCGCCATTTCCACTAGACGATATTACAAATTGATTTGTTAGATTTGGAATTCTAAAAGTTGTTGTTGCACCTATTTGATCAGTAATGCCAGCTTGGTATGCCGTTCCGCCATAAGTATTAGAAATAATTGCATGTAAAGTTCTATATGTATAGGTGTTTAAATCTTGCCCATTACATATTCCCCATTGTATAATACCTGGAGAAGATGGAAGATTATCTGCAGTTCCTGCCCACATTACAATACTTCCAATTGGAGTAATATTTGGTACAGCAAGATAATTTGCAGTTAGTGTTCCA